CGCTCCAGGCGTGCAGAGCTGGTGAAGAAGGGTCTCATTGTGGACGCTGGTACAACCCGTGACAAGATGACCGTCTGGGTGCATAAGGAGTACTCTAATGACTAAAGAAGAAATCATAGAGATGGCTGAAAAAGCTGGTTATATTTATTTACCACTTGTAACCAGAAACATGGAACTAAAAGAACTTAGAACCTTTGCCAAACTAGTAGCAGAAAAAGAGCGTGAAAAATGTGCGAAGTTATGTGAAGAATATTTTGAACGTGTAATGGCTAGTCGAATCAGAGCAATGGAGCAAGAATGAATAAAGTCTACCCCTTCCTACACCGCAATCCTACCTCTGGCCTGGTGACCCAGCATGACGGGATAGACACCCGTCTCTGGGTGGCAACACACATAGCATCTGGCATGGTTTCCTATGCCTACAGCAAGTTCGCTACTGTAGAAGAGATTGCAGCATCTTCGTTTGCACTCGCAGACGCACTCCTAACTTTTAATGAAAGCAAACCTAATGAGCAACAACTTAATACCCCTGAATGACATCCAGACAATGGCAGAAGTGGCTGCTGGGTCAAAGATGTTTGGGTTCAAGAACCCGCAAGAGGCAATGGCAATCATGCTGCTGTGCCAGGCAGAAGACTTACATCCTGCTATCGCCATGCGAGACTACCACGTCATACAAGGCAGACCAGCCTTGAAAGCAGACGCAATGTTAGCCAGGTTTCAACAAGCGGGTGGTGCAGTTAATTGGAAGGTATACGAGGATGAGCAAGTCACGGGAGTATTTAGCCATCCAGCGGGAGGCTCACTGGAAGTCACCTGGACACTCGCCAAGGCCAAACTTATCGGCATTGCCAACAAGGACAATTGGCGCAATTATCCCAGGGCAATGTTGCGTGCTAGGTGCGTCTCTGAGGGTATCAGATCGGTCTATCCAGGCTGCGTTGTCGGTGTCTACACGCCTGAAGAAGTACAGGATTTCACACCTTCCAGACAAGAGCAGTCTGCTGTACCACCGACTCCAGTTGAGATCATTAAAGAAGTGGTACAAGAGCAGCAGACCGCAGAATGGCCTCTGTTTGTCCCCAACCTAGAAGAGGCACACTCAGCCTGGCATACCGTAGACGAGTGGATACAAGCCTATCAGGGCCTTGTAGAACGCATCTCTGGCAGTGCCAAGTTAAAGGTTCACGAGAAGACCGACAAGATCATGTCGCTGTATGTGGTGAATGATATGGTAATCAACAAGTTCAGCAGCCACGAGAAAATCAAACTTAAGGCTGCCATCGCACAAGCTGGTGTAGACCCAGCAACTCACATCCCCCACAACGCAGAAACTATAGACATTTAAGGAGAAGACAATGCCATACGAAAAGAAACCAGGCGTAGGAGGTTATCCAGAACAACATGGCAAAGGTGTCATGTACTGGAATGAAGTCTCTGACCGTAAACATGAAATGTCACCAGACTACTCTGGTTACGTCCTCCTAGAGATGGACTACAAACGTGGCGAGAAGTTGTATCTGGGTGCGTGGAAGAAGGATACCTCCAGAGGCAACACTCTGCTTTCCATTAAAGAAGACAACTGGCTGAAGAAGAAACGTCTGCAAGAACAAGGAGTGAAGATGCAAGACCGTGAGGTGACTCCTGGTTACGCTAAGAAGGCTGCAGCAGCTGATGATGACGTGCCATTCTAGGAGTAAATTATGGAAAAAGAAACATTAAATAAAGACCCTTGGATTCACCGTTCAGAATCTATGCGTTGCAGAACTTGTATTTGGTTTGTTAGAAAAGTTGCAAACGACAAGGCTGACCGAAAAGAAGTGGGGCGTTGTAGAAGACACGCTCCAACAATGGGAGGCTATCCAGTTGTCTTTATAACCGATTGGTGCGGTGACCATAGGCTTGATGAAAACAAAATCTGATGGCAACTAAGAAGATTTCACCAACCCAGAGGTCACTGGCCTACTTGCGGGAAGAGGGTTACCTGGTCAGCATTGTTGAACATTGGAATCCATTTGCACGCATTAGACAGGACCTGTGGGGGTGGTGCGATCTTCTAGCGATCAAAGACAATGAGGTACTGGCGGTGCAAGTGACTGCCAGTGCAGTGTCCACCAGAATCAAAAAGATACAAGAAAGTGAGACCATCTCATGGGTGAGGAAAGCCAACATCAAGATACACGTCCACGGGTGGAGAAAGTCTTTGAAGACGGGCAAATATGTGCTGAGAATAGAAGACATCTCGTGAGATTCATCAACATGAGTCTGCAAGAACTGTGGACTCTAGCTTACTCGGAAGGGTACAAAGACGGTCAAGAGGGACGTTAGCTCAGATGGTAGAGCAGCGGACTTTTAATCCGTTTGTCGTGGGTTCGATCCCCGCACGTCCCACCAACACAGCAGTGGATGCGAACTCCAGGGCAATCCTGGGAGTTAGGACGGGAGCTGGCATACCCCCGTAATCCACAGTATGCCTTTTCTTAACTCAACAAGGATTTATCATGGCAACTCGTAAGAAAAAAGAAGTGACAGAAGTGAAAGCAGAGAAGAAAGAGAAGAAGATCAACGTGTTTGTAGCCACCCCTATGTATGGTGGTATGTGTACAGGTTACTTCACTCAGTCCCTAATTACTCTGGGGCACGCACTGCAGCAGAACGGTATCAGCATGGGGTTCTCTGCCATGTTCAACGAAAGCCTCATACAGCGGGGTAGGAACGCTCTGGCGCATACTTTCATGACCAACAAGCAGTACACCCACCTGATGTTCATAGACGCAGACATCAAGTTTCACCCAGGTGATATTGTGAAGATGATCCAGTCCGACAAGGACATCATCTGTGGCATTTACCCTAAGAAGGAGATTAACTGGGCTGGGGTCGCACAAGCAGCTGCAGAAGGCGTACCCGTAGACCAGTGGAAGAACCGTACAGGGTCTCTAGTGATCAACCTCAAAGACTATCAAGGTTCAGTGACTGTGCCTGTGGACAAGCCTGTGGAAATCTTTAATGGCGGTACAGGGTTCATGTTGATCAAGAGACGCACTTTTGAACGCATGAAGAAGGTAGTCAACAAGTACAAGAATGACGTAGGTTTTATAGGACAAGGCGTAGAACAGCAAGAGTGGATCACAGAATACTTTGCCTGTGCTATTGAACCAGGCACAGAGAGACTGCTGTCCGAGGACTACTTCTTCTGCTGGAAGGCTAGAGAGGCTGGTCTGAAGGTATGGGCAGCACCGTGGGCGCAGCTGGGGCACTTTGGCACATACCTCTTTGAGGGTGGCCTATTACCCGCTCCTTAACGCTTTTTAGCGGTTCTAGCAGCCGCTTTAAAGGCTGCCCTAGTAGGGTAGCCAGCCTGTCCTGGTTTCTTGGCTGGTAACCCCGCTTTGCGTCTCTTGTTGATATTGTAGTAAAGACCACGCTTGGCTTTTGGTGTTTTCATCTGCATCCCCATCTCTTTCTGGCAGCCTTGCCTCTTTCTCCCGTCCAACCTTTGGAGCGTGCACAAAATGATTTATGTCTTGGGCCTGATTTTTGCGGTGCTTTTAGCTTGCTCCCTGTTGCTTTGTTGTACTTTGCTCGTCCTTTGGCTGTCAAGCCTCCCCCTTTGGATACTGGGAGTTTTTCTCCTCGTCCTACTGATAGTGATGGATTCTTGCGTCTAGGCATAAAGTCTTGTCCCCGCTTTATCTATGATTAACTTTTGTAGTCTAGGTTTGTCATTAGGACTATTAGGCACAGATAGATGAGTCCAACGATCAAACTCACGAATAATTTGGTCATACTGTAAGTCACTCGCAATAATGGTTTTGACCACTTCATCTGGGGTCATACCAGGTACTCTAATATCAGCAGCACAACCAAGACGATGCTGAGACGTATCACGACTTCCAACAGCGTCATTGACAGCTTTTGAGCGAAAAGCGCTGTTAACCATAATTGGCTTGTTGTCCAACTGTTTTTTGACCAGCTCCAGAAACTCTGCCAGGCGCATGAGATTTGCTTTTTCATATTCGCTAGGATCATTGTTCAACTCCCTGTGATCGGTGTAAGTCAACTCTTCCAGTGTAAAGTGTTCAGTTAGGATAGTCATTTTGCGGGTGTACTCTGATGAAGTAGTGCATCTTTGTTCTGGCTAGATGCAGATGAGCCAAAATAAAAGGCAATAATACCTGTCCAGGCAGTCCCTAGTGAACCCAGCATAATCATCAAAGCCTCACTAGAAGTCACCTTGCCTGTCATCATGCCCGCCAAGATGCCAAAAAAGCCCAGAGTGACCAAAATAGCCAAGAGTGGGGGTATCCATGACTTGGTAGTCGTTTGCATCTCACGGGCTGATTTACGGTCTTGTACCGCCAGTTCTTCAAAGTTCAAGCCCATCTCTTGAGCTTTTAACTTGAGCTGTACCTCTGCAGCCTGAATACTCGCAATCTGGTCAGCAGTCAGTTTGCCAGAATTGATGGTGTCCTGTACTTGATTAGGGTCAACACCTATAGCCTTAGAGACTGCCTCTACTGCCAGGCCAGCAAGTGGACCACCTAAACATGATGCTATGGTGGGTGCAATACTTTCAATCCAACTCATCTGTGAACTCCATTCTTACTGTTTTCGTAGTCAACATGAATAGCATACATGAGGGCAGAGAAGACGATCAAGAGAGATAAACAGCCAGCCAATAACGCTCCACGAACTTGCCATTTGTCGATAAACTGCCGTCTCTTTCTGGCAGCCTCCTCAAGGGCTTTTTTTGTTCACGCTCGATCTTTTCTCGCTCTTTTCGTACAACTTCCCGCATCTCTACAAATTTACTCCAGAGACCAGGCATACCTATTTGATAGATGATCATCTCTCTAAGATCGGTCTCCATCTGCTCCAGCTGTTGCTGGCGTAGGATGCGGTTCATGGCCTCCTCGTTGATAGACATACCTTTGCTTAGAGGCTTATTCTTTGCCTCCTTCTCGGCCTCTTTAAACGATTCCTGGTGG